TCCATACCTCATCCCATCCACTCTCGTTAATATCTTCTCCCCTGGACACAAGAACATTGATGTTGTGTGCCAGGTAGCGATCGCGCGTCCACCTGGGATAAATAATTGGATCGACAACTTTTCCCTTCGTCAGATTAATTGTCTTGAGCAGCATTGATACCGGACCGGCACCAATGTCCAGTACACTTTTATTGCCTGCATCAAAACTGAAGTGAGCCCGCTTGATTCCCATCAAGCTGGCATAGACAAAATGCTTTTGCTCTTCATCGAACGTATTGCAGCAATCACCCCAATATGCTTTTTCAAATTCATAATCGTGTTCGGTACTCATACATTGATTGCTGAATTGTGGCATCTTAGCATTTTTAAAACGCATCAATTGTTATGGCAGATCCAGGCTTTGGTGATGTTGTTGACACCACTACCTTTCCATCCCAAGAACAAATCGATTCACGCAAGCGGGGCTTCAGCCCGATCAGTTACGACGGCACACCCGTCACCTATCACGCTGGCGATGTCGTCCATCTTCCGTACGGTGTGAACGAAACCTCCACAATCGAAGCAGTTGGCTTGGCATGGGCTGCTTTTGCCAGCGGCGTTGGTCCAGCGGAATGAGCAAAAATACTCACCAGCTAGAATCAACTTAAGTCTTAATAGACTTATTAAGGATTCCTTTAACCACTTCCGCTGGTGCGCCCTGAGAGATATGGTGGGCGTACTTCAGTTCATTACAGCCATGGGACATTCCCCTCCACTGGACCAGCGCATCGTGGATGATTACTTCCACCTTGATTCCCGCCGCTCCACCAAGCCTGTAGCTTGGCTTTACGGCATGGTCGCCACCTTTGGCATCACTCCAGATCAATTCCGCGACAAAGAATGGTCTTGGCAAGGTGACGCCATATTGTTTGCCGACAAAAAGCGCCCTGTCCGCCCACTTCACCCACAGTGGGTTTCTTTGTTTCAACTCAAAGAAAAGCAGCCCCAGAACATCTGGAGCTGCCTTGGTCCCCTTTGTTCGTCCTTGTATCGAGCGATGGCGTATCAAGACGTCAAGCTAAACGTGACGGACTTAATCCTGGCCCATCGTTTACGCAAGAGTTTTTACCATAAGCTCAAGCAGCCATCTCAGCAGGTTGCTCCATCTTACGCAGCTGTTTCCTGACTGCATTCACATTCCAGCGATAGCCATCCCTGGAACGTGTCTCCGGAAATGCGGCATAGTGCGGACCAAGCTTCAGGGTGCCGTCGTCGCGGTACTTGAAGAGAGTCTTGCGGTCAATGCCCAGAAGCTCCTCAGCTTTCTGGATTGACACCCATCCGGTGCTCTGTGACATGGCGCGTGTAACGCTTGCCTTCGCAGCATATCGATCCGTCAAGACCCATTGCGTTTCTTAATCTAAATTTCATACCTGCGTTGCAGTTCTTTATACATGTGTGGAAATTAGAATAAATTAACGGCAATTAAATAGCATGTTTTGCAACCAGCATGAGCCCCTTGCCCTGCTAGTTGAACTGACGCCAAAACTTGCAAAGAAACGATTTAGAGAAAGTATATATCAAGCCTGGGACTATAAATGCGGTTACTGCGGCGATGCGGCGACAAGCTTAGACCATGTCATTCCCCGCTTCAAGTCTGGCTCCTCCAATCGTCACAACTTGATCCCTTGCTGCCGTCGTTGCAATTCCAACAAGGGATCTAGTGAAATGCGTGAATGGTTCCAACAACAATCATTCTTTTCTTCTGAAACTCTTGATAGGATTAACTCCTGGTGTCAACAAGAGACAGCTTTCATTTTTGGTGAAGTTTAATGGCAACTTGGAGTCCTAATGGTTGGTCAACATTCAAGCTACCAACAGAAGGGGTTGATGAGCAAACTGCATTAATCAATACAAAATTAAATGCCTGGAGCCAGAGTGCTGTCAATTATTTATCCAACTCGGCACCCGGAACGTACGTCTACACGCGTGACAGTATTCCAACAAAAGAATTAAATGAGCTCGTAGGAGAAGGATTGATTGATCAGTCAGTGGCTGATCGATATCTTAATGCAACTAAAGAAAATTTTAGAGACTATTACTCGCAAACAATCGTTGCGCCATGGGATGCAAGCCTGGGACTAAAACCCCCAGCTGGAGAATTTGATCCTACTTACTACGGCTCCAATAATCCCGATGCTGTTGCCAAGTGGGATGATGCCGTAAAACGTGATGATCTTGATATCATTCAACGTTACTCCAAAGACAATTACCTACTGCAGGATTACACAAGACGAACACTGGCCGGTGAAACAATACGTGCCAATGCAGAGACACCACTCACATCATCTACTGCATACCAAGAAAAACTGACGGATGCCGAGTACCAGGCGTATCGTGATCAGATTCTGGGCCTTGCAACACCAGAGCAACCAACCACTGCCCTGGAGCAAGAATTACAAAAGACAATCAGCACGCTGGATCAACAAAAGCAACGTGTGTTTGGTGCTTTAACCCAGGATGTTCTTAAGCAGACTTTGAGTGAAATCAAAGCTGCAAAGATGAAAGAAAGCAATATGGATATCATGAAGAGCTTGACAGGCTTTGAGCAAACCGCTAATGCCAGTTCTTCTCTTGTTAATTCGTTATTAGGGGATTCAGGCATCGGTGGAATTTTGTCGCTTGGTGGCGCAACAGAAGAAGAAGCAAAGAATCAAATTGCATCTTTAACAGGTTTAAAAACATCTAATTCAGTTATTTACAACTGGCAAAACTGGTTTGATAATGTGTTATCAAAACGTTACAACGAAGGTCTGACTCTACAAGATCCGGTGAACGCAGACGTTCAGTACCAGGTAGATAAAGACTTTGCAGCGAAGTTTGTCACCGAATACCTGAAACCACGTTTTGACACATCCAAATCGATGGATGAGTTTGTCAGCTACATTGACGTCAAGCAAGGAGAGGAAAATATCTTCCAGACGCAAAACGTTGCACTCAGTCAGAACGCTCTAGATTCATTGAGGACACTTGCTGATACACGTGCTAAAGCATACCTAGATGGCATTCAAAACAAGGCTGCGTTAAATTTTGATCCTACTTTTTATTTTAATCCAACCGGAAACGAAGATCGCGTTGCCGATTACGCCCAGCAAGCTCAAGAGGTTGCTGCTGATTGGGAGGCAGCTAAAAAAGGAGATCCCTACTGGAAGCAAGAAGCATATCGATACGGCATTGATGTTAATAACAAAGATCAATTTGCAAGGTTGCATTACGAAGTAAAAGGAACAGAGAAAGGATATGACGCAGCCAAAGATGTGATTACCCTGGAGGATGCATCCAACTACATTTCAAACAGTATTATTCCTGCAGTTATTGATAAACAAATTGCATTGAATGATACTGCGTTTTTAAAACTTGTTACACCAGAAGAGTTTGCCAACAAAATTCTCGAAGGTGTTGATCCTTCTCAGAATGCAGAGTGGCAAAAAGTACTAACACAATTTGGTCTTCAGAATACCGGACAGGGCGTTGAAGATGTCAAGAATTACATCATTGAAGCATTGAGGACTGGCTCTGCTGCAACGATTCGTAAATCAATTGATTACTTAAATCAGAAGCGTTTAACACCTACACAAGAGCGTCTTGGTATTACATATATTCAAAGGCCAGAAGACGCAAAGAAAACAACAATCTCTGGTGAAACAATGCTTTATAAAACGTTTAGGAATGCTGGGTATAGGGGCACAGAGGATGATTTTTACACGACGTTTATGCCAGACGTTGATCGCAATGAACAAATCACATTAACCAAAGCAACAACATCTGGTGGCCTGACGGGTTCTGGTTTTTCTTTCTCAGATCCCTTCCAAGCATTGTCTTCTATTTCTTCTATGGAAGGCATGTTTTCTCCGACTACCAGTGGTGCCAAATCAGCGTATAGTACACTGTTTGAAGACACAATGAAAGATACAACAACGGAGAAAAGTAAATCAGGTCAAGATATCTTGTCTGATTTTACATCTATGTTTAAAGGATTTATGTAATGGCAGATAAACATAAGAAGGCGGCTAAGGCCGCTAAGCTCCATAAAGATTCAATGCCTTGCAATAAACCCAGGCGTGATGTCCAGGGCGGCAAAAAATCTGTAGTTAAAGCATGTGAAAATGGACAGGAAAAAATTGTTCGTTTTGGGGATGCCAACATGGAGATCAAACGAGACGATCCAGCGCGTCGTAAGAGTTTTCGTGCGCGTCACAACTGCGATGAACCAAAGAGCAAACTCACGGCTGGCTACTGGTCATGCAAAGCCTGGTGATCAACGCTAAATTGATTCTGTCCGGTTGATTTCAGCATGGCCAAGCCCAAGTCCAACGTCATCCATATCGAAGGCAAGCCCAAAACCACGTCAATTGGACAAGGTTTAAACAGCCGTCCTCGTCGGCGCGGCAAAAAGAAACTTAGGGGGCAAGGGAAATAAAAATTGTGTATATTGGTGATAACTATTTGTTATTACCATGGCTGATTTTGCGCATGCCATTAACCTGATTCGTAAATACGAAGGGTTTAACGAAAAGGCATACGCAGATCCTGCCACTGGTGCCGAGCCCTACACCATTGGGTTCGGCACTCAATTTTATCCGGATGGTTCACCTGTTAAACAAGGCCAACGCTGTAGTAAAGAAAAAGCATTGGAATACTTGTTTCACGAGGTGAGCATCATTGATACTGAATTGCAGAGGTTAAATCTGGGCTTGGATAATTCCATGCGCCAGGCCTTGATTTCGTTTGTACACTCCATTGGTTGGGAACCATTCCTGTACAGCGAGATTGTTGATGCCATCGAACAAGAAGATTTCAAGACGGCATCTGATTCCATGAGCCGCTGGATCTTTGATGAATACCATCACGTCGTTGGTGGCCTTATCGATCGCCGCCGGGAAGAGGTTAATCTGTTCCTTCAGGACATCGATGCAAACCCCTGGTCCTCAACCGAAATCCTTCTGACGGCATTCCGTAACTACACTGCAGCACCGCACCAGGTCAGAGCAATCCGCCGCCTGGAAGAGAGCCTCAATCCTTACGTCCTCTCAGAATTTGCCAATAACTTCTGCATCGACCAAGATCCCTGGGTGGACGATTACGACTCTGTCTTTGACAATTAGATGTAGCATTTGACGAGTAGTCTTAGAATAATGCAAAAGGATTCAGCAGGACAGATGGAGCGTTCGGTCGAACCACGGGAGTTTGAGCTTCCACTGGAACTGCAATTTTCAATGCGTAAAGCAGAACTTCAGGCCCAAGAATTGACATGGGAAGAATTGTATGCCGCACTGCTGAATCTCTACCATCAACGGCTGATGGAATGGCATGCCGTCAAGACACTACTCAATGACGAAGAGATTGAGCTAGATTTCGACATCCCCACAGAACTGGAACTGCTGGAACTCGCCACCGTCTGTATTTCAGACGATGACGAGGATGAAGATGATGACGAGCTTCAGCCCTTCTGAGCTTCGTCGAATTTAATGAGGCGGTCTAAGTACCACTGACCTTTACGCAAAGATTCAGTTCCGCCCTTATGGCGTTCACGCCAGCCGTATTTCATCAAATTGCCTTTGCAGTAACCACGGAATTCTTCTGGGGTTAATGCAGCTTCAATGGCTTCAATGCACTCAATTTCGCCATCCGTATAATGAGCCGGATGGTTGACGTTATCTTCTTTGAGGAGTGGAGAAGACTCTCGTGCAATCTTGTGTTCTTCCACAGGTGCAGGTGTTGGTTCCACCGCCCAGGGTACAGGGCACACACCGTCCTTGCATTCCATAACAACTGTTCGATCTTCTGAAGTATCTGCGTTTGGTGGAATTGGCTCAAAGACAGGGAAAGCGGGAAGTGAATTCCTGCCTGTAGCACCCCTGGTAACTTCTTTTGTTTTCATTTAAAACCTGTTAAAATTTCAGGGCAGCGGAACCGACATTCCCTGCCCAAGGCAACCAACCACCGGTTACATCGTTATGGTAGCAGAAGTAAAAACGTGTCGCAAAGGCTTGCATGCATATGATGCAACCTTGAAAAAATGTCCAGATTGCGCAAGAATTTCCAGAAAACAACGTTACTGGAAAAACAGAAATAATGAACTTTTACAAAATAAAAAATGGCGTGAAAGCAACAAAAAATACGTCAGAGCATATAGAAGGAAATGGTACCAACAAAATAAAAGTTACTTTCAAAAGTGGTGGAATAAAAATAAAGAAAAAGGCAGTTTAAAACGGGAAGAATGGAAAAGAAAGAATAAACACAAATTAATTGAAAGTTACAACAGAAGGCGCGCGCTTAAGTTAAACGCAGTTCCTCAATGGGTGGACGTCGTTAAAATTCAAAACATCTACAAGGAGGCCTCTGTTCTAACAAAAATAACAGGAATACAACATCATGTAGATCACATTTATCCACTAACAAGTAAATACATGTGTGGTTTACATGTACATACAAATTTACAAATATTAACAGCCGCAGAAAATCTTTCTAAGGGGAATCGGGTTTGGCCTGGTCAACTTGACTGCCAAAAAGATTAGCGGCTAATGCCACGGCGCTTTCGTGACATCTCGATCATTTCCGCGCTGGGCTCGCCGAGCTGCAGCACTAAGCTTTTCGGCCGTGGATTGGACGCTGGATACGCTTCCATCGCTTCCTCCACTGATGGAATGTAACCCGTCGTTCCGGGCCGTTGCCCCTCGAGATTGAGTGGATTCCTTTCCAGTCCTTGCTGACATGCTGTTAGCCCTCGGTTGTACATATCATACAGAGGGACGTCATTTTCTTCATTGTCGATTGGTGCACCAAAATCTTCTGGTGACAGACAACGACAGTTCAGTTCATCTTGAACAAAACTATCCAAGAATCCAGCAGCAGCGTGCATGGCTATATGTGGCTTGATTTATTCCTTCTACAATATTAATATGGCTAAGTTCTTTGATTCCACATACGATCCGCGTCAGCTCTCTGGTACATCTGGAGCCGAAGTTTCGGACCTCAGACCAGAGCAGGCATATGACACCGATTTGCGGCGCGTGGAAGAAGATGAACGATCCTCTGCGGCTTCCGTTAATAAAGATCAGGATCGTGTTGCCAAATTTATGCGTGCTGCACGAACCGCTGGTAAGTTCCGGCAATCAGCCAGCATCGATGAGCCAACCATTCGCGGTAAGGTTGCCAGGCGTCCTGCCAGTATCGATGGATCTGAGGTCCCAACTCGTGGTGATTCCGGTGGGCGTGCCGGCAGTGTAGGCTACGCCCAGAAACCATTACCTCAATTCGGCAAGCCGTTTGTTTAAACTTGCGAAAACACTACTTCGTTTGGTTGATCCTGGTATTTGCCCTTGCGGTCTTGGTAGCTTACCTCGCAGGGATTACCACGATAGAACAGGAGCTGCGTAATTCCTTCGTTCGCGTAAATCCTGTTATACAGTCCAGTGCAATTACTAATTTCCAGCGTTAAGTAGCCCTGCCAGCCACTCTCTGCTGGTGTGATGTTCACCAGGATTCCCGACCGTGCGTAAGTAGATTTACCTACGGCAACTACAGTGACATCACGCGGGAGTTTCAGCCGCTCATAAGCAACGCCCAGGCAGTAACCGTACGGAGGCAGGAGGAAATACTGACCACGGTCATCCTCAAGAAGCTCAGTAGGACGCAAAATATCAGGATCGAAATTTTTTGGATCGCAATCCCCAGCCTGGATCTTGCCAAAAATTAAACACTGCTTGGAGGACAGGCGAATGTCATATCCGTATGACGACAAGCCGTAGCTGAGAAGCTTGCGATCTCCTTCTTTGCTGACCAGGTGATCAACAAATGGGTCAATCATTCCCTCTTCAAGGGCAAGTTGTTTGATTTCCCAGTCGGCAAGTACGCTCATACGTCTTTTGATTCCTGTTCAGTATACAGAAATCAAAGGAGAACTCGTCCTTTAGGCGAATACAAATCCACAAATTTTTCTGTAGCTTCATCGACGTTGTCGATAGGCGGAAAGTATACCAAAAATGAGGTGCACGTGCTACGTTTCTTGATTTCATCCCCGATGTGAAACATTAAGATTGGAGGCGTCCGCAGGATACAAACTGGAAAATCAAATAGTTTTTGTTCGTAACGAATCATGTCAGGGCAGTTGGTAAAATACAGACCCTGCTTAATCTGACGCGCCATCCACTGCTTATACATCTTGCGGAACCACACCGCGTGGGATGAGACAAGAGTCGGTGAGCTGGAACGTGTCATCTTCCAGCGCGAACGTTTTGCCTCCCAAAAGTATGTGCCGCTTGGCGGGAAGAGATACACACTTCCGTACCACTGTTGCTCGTTAAGTCCGTCGTCAGTTGGTGTGTAATATTCCGTTGCACCAACGTATTCATTGGCAAATTTAGAACTAGCTACATCAAGGTCAATTCCATCCATCAACGCATGGGCTGTAGAGACAAGATCTTCGTTGGTAATTACTTCAGCGTTCTCTTGACGAGCACCAATTCCAGCAACGCCCATTATTTTTCCGACACTTGAGTATAGTCAACCTCAAAATAGCGCATGCCCTCAGCATCGTTGATGATATAACCAGCTTTTTCTGTTGGATCAATCTTTTGTGCGGCACCAAGGATGCGGCGGAAGCTTTCGGCCATGTCACCATCATTGCTACGTTCACACTCCTCTTGTGCTGCGTGCAACTCCTTGAGTGTCAGGAAAAACATTGAACGTTCCTGGTTCTGGGGCTGGAACACCATCACGCCAGGACCTTCTGCTTCCCACATCTTGCAGTAGTGCTGGCCCATGTCACCAAGAATCAACTTCATGGTGGCATCCAACATCTTGGCCTTCTTGTCGTCAAGTTCAGGCCCGATGACAGAAGCAATTAATTTTTCACGGCGATTCATTAGATTAATTTCTGACGTACCAGTGATTCCAGAAGTTTAGCGGTTGGCTGGTACAACACAACCATCTTGCCCAAGACACCGCGCTTCTTGACGAGCTTCCCGTTTTCATCCCTGACCTTATCGAATTCTCCAGAACGGATCAAATATTCGGCAACGCAACGGAGTCTCCTTTTGAGGGGCAACTCTGCTTGGGGGAATTTACCACAGATTGTGTCGGGTGCCATATCCTTAAATGCCAGGCGCAATCTGTTGGCTAAGGTCATGCCTGAATTAAGGTCCTCTTCTTCGTAGTTACGAAGATTCTCTAGGTATCGCTGGAGGGATGCATCATCAAATGATCCACCAGGCGGCAGAAACATTTCCACCTGACGTGCCAGTGATTCAGGTAATACTTGCAAACAGTTCTCAACTGTGATTTTACTGATACAAACAGTCGTAAAGCGGTGTGCCATTAGATGACCTCACCACGTTCGGATGTTTGATATTTCTGCGGATGGTTATAAAAATCAGTCAAAATTGCTTCACGGTTTTTGGAGAAGGATTGAACAAGTCTGCTCCAGGGAATACGGAATAAAGCTTTTTTATTTCCGTCTGGCATGATGTTGACATAATGAATGCCTTCCACCCAGCCCTTCTCGGGATTTTTCCTGCCAATTGCAATCCAATTGCGGATGGTCTGATCGGATACACCTAAACGTCTGGCACATTCCTCGGTCGATAAATACTCATCGGCGTAGGCGTCTGGATCCAACGAATTGGTTTTGCCTTCTGCATGACGGTCATGCCACATGGAACTAAGAACATTCTTGATTCCTCTTAGTTCCCACGCAATGTCTTCAAGACCTTTACGTATTCCGTTTTGCATAACATCAATCCTTTCTGTTAGATGCTAATGTGTGGAAAGATTTATTGCTTACATGGAAGATCAAATTCCCCCCAGCCAGCCACCCATTCAATTTTCACCTCAACCAGAGATCACACCTGAGCAACTTGCAGAACTGAAGGAGCGTGCTCGCCAGCTGGCAATCCAGCAAACCATCGCTCAACAAGCTGCAATGCCGAGGCCACAACCTCAGACACAACCGCAGGTGGTCTACGTGCGCCGCAACCTGACTGTCGCCGAGCTGCTTGTGGTATTCGTGATTGCTTGCGGCATTGTCACCGGTGTTCAAGCAGGCTGGAATTTTGTTTCCAATTTCTTACCACGCCTTGAGATTAGGGTGAAGTAAGACCTGGAATAACGGAACTATAATTGATTTAAAGGTATTTGTATACATAAGTAGTGGCCAACCGCAGAATTAGTGACCTGCAAGAATTAGCAGGCCTCAACCTTGATGAAGGGGATCTGTTTACGGTTGTCCATATTAATGAGGTTGATCCGGCGTTAAAAAACAAAAAGATCACCGTCTCTGGAACCAAGCAATATTACAATCTTTACTATTTACCGCGCACTGGTGGCACCATCAGTGGTTCTGTTTCTATTCAAAATGACCTCACAGTCAGCGGAAACTTAACCGTTACAGGTGCCATCGTCAGCGCTCAGACCTTTACCGTTAGTGGTCTGACGGTCCAGAATGACGCAACAATTAGTGGTGCTGTCACTGTTGGCACCCTGACTGGTTCGATTGTTCAAGGCAACAGTCTTTACGGCATCAATACAACCACCACAACAATCACAGGTACTGCCGCTAATTTCACCAGTGGTCGGTTCCAGTACATCTCTGGTGCCACCATTACAGGTGATACGACACGCGTTAATACACTCACTGGTATCTGGGGCGATTTTACCGGCACGCTGAGCGGCGCCACAATCACTGGTAATACAGCAAGATTCTCAACGGTTACCGGAGTATCTGGCACCTTTGCTTCTGGGACATTTACGTCTCAAGTTTCTGGTGCAACAGTTACCGGAAATACTGGACGTTTTACGACACTCACTGGAATCTCTGGTGTCTTCACATCACAAGTCAGCGGTGCAGTCGTTACGGGCGATACGGCACGCGTCAGCAGCATCACGGGTGTCAGCGGCGTTTTTACTAACACTCTATCTGGTGCTACAATCACCGGCACAGTTGGTAATTTCACAACTGGTGTTTTCCAAACACTGACAGCTGTTAACCAAAGCTTCAGCAACCTGATTATCAGCGGTGATTTTACCGTTCTCTCGGGTATCTATGTCTCCGGCTCTGGCTACATTGAGTCCGGTTTAAGGGTCAACAACACAATCAGTGGCGTCACCTTCACTGGTACAACAGTTAACGCTGTAACAATTAATGCAAGTTCCGGGAATTTCCAAAACGTCAGTGGAAATACAATTACTGGAACAACCATTAATTCTCCAACAATTTCTGGAGGAACTGTTACTGGCACTACAGCTCAATTCACAGTAATTACGGGTGGAACAGCAGGGTTCACAACTGTTACCGGCACTACGGTTACCGGCACAACTGCCAACTTTGTTACCGGTGTTTTTACAACACGAATCAGCGGTGTAACACTACTGGCAACTACAGGTCAAATTGGCACTTTAACGGGTGACACCGCAGGATTTACATCTGTAACTGGCACTACGGTTAGCGGTACAACAGCAAACTTTGTATCCGGCACCTTTACATCTCGAATTAGCGGCGCTGCGGTCACCGGTGATTCAGCTGGATTTGGCACCGTCACTGGCAATACGGTTACCGGAATTACGGCCAATTTTGTCTCTGGTGTTTTCAGCACACAAGTCAGTGGAGTTACATTCACTGGAACAACTGCTCAATTTACGGTTGTTACTGGTAGCACCGCAGGATTTACAACAGTTACAGGCGCCACTGTCACTGGTACTACTGCGAATTTCAACACAGTATCTGGCACAACGGTCACCGGTGGTAATGCAAACTTTGTATCCGGGACATTCTCGACACGCATCAGTGGAGGGGCTGCCGCGTTCACAAGTATTACAGGCAATACTCTTGCAATCACCACGCCATCTGGCGCAACACCTGCCATTGTTTGTTCTGGTGTTGTATCTGGTGGAACAAGTGGTTTTGTTATTGCCGGGCCGTTAATTATTCTTCCATAAGCTTGGTTAATCCAGTAGACTGGAGAACCAGCTTTGCTTAAATGACAAAACCTAAGCCATTACTTAGTTTTGAGGAGTTGGATAGTGTTTTTAAAATTGATGAAACAAGCCCATCAGGTTTAAGGTGGAAAAAGGGAAAAAGTACAGGATTGAAAGCAGGTGGCATTAGAGATGGCCAATACTGGTTTGTTAAATACAAAGGAGAATGTTGGTCTTGCCAGAGAATTATTTGGATGCTTGCTTTTCAACAAGATCCTGGAATCATGGAAATTGATCACATAGATCAAAATAAACAAAATAACAAGCTAGAAAATTTACGTCTTGCATCAAAAGCTTCTAATTGTCATAATAGACAGTTATGCCAAGAAATTAAAAACAAAAAAACAAGTAAATACAAAGGGGTTTATTGGCACAAACCCCGAAATCGATGGCGGGCAAGAATCGTAGTAAGAAGAAAAGCAATAGAACTTGGCAGATACATCAATGAAATTGATGCTGCTAAAGCATATGACAGAGCAGCAAAAAAGTTTTATGGAGAGTTTGCAGTCTTAAATTTTCCCAAGGACAAATAGTCAGTTAAAATAGAGAAAAATAGTAAGACAAATGCCGTACGGTATCTTAAAGTGCGACACCATTACATTTACTTCTAGTGGTGTTGATAAGAGTGTAAGCATCTCCGGCTTAGTCCAGAACCCGACGTTCAGCGGAAATATCACATCGACTGGCACCATCTCCGGTGTAACAATCCAGGGTGGAACACTGGTTTCTGGGGCAACTGTCACTGGTTCTGCTGGTCAATTCACAACAGCAACCGTTGTTACAGGTGTGTTTGCTTCTGGTACAGCAGCTGCACCTTCTATTACATTTGCAGGAGATTCCAACACCGGTCTGTACAGCCCCGGCGCTGATCAGGTGGCGATCAGCACTAGCGGGACGGGGAGGTTGTTTATCGACTCCTCCGGCAGGCAGTTGGCTGGCACATCTGCTGCTATTACCACAATGGGGTCGCCTGCAGGAGGTATTACCCCTCAACAGCAGTTAGTAGGGTCGTCTTTTGCAACGGCAAGTGCGGCCATTATTCGGTCTCAAGGTGGCAGCGCGCAACTTTTTATTGCTGCTGGTTCATCAGTCGCTAACGTATTAAGTGGAGACCGAATAGGCGGCATATATTTTGACGGCTACCATACTGATGGTTACTATCAAGCTGCCTCTATTGAAGGCAACGTAGACGGCACCCCCGGCACCAACGACATGCCGGGAAGGCTTGTCTTCTCGACCACGGCCGATGGGGCTTCGAGTCCTACGGAGCGCCTCCGCATCACCAGCGACGGGAAGGTGGGGGTGGGGACCAGTGCACCATCTCAACAGCTTGATGTGCGCGGGCCTGTAGGAAATACAGCATATTTTGCCGCCTTTGGAGACGCCAGCCTTCCCAGAATCCTCGTTGGATACAACCCAACGGGTGGAGCTGGCACAACTGATGCCGCAGCAATCAGTGCAGACAGTATCGGCTCTCTTAACTTATTTACAAGAACAGGTGTTGCCAACAATATTATTCTTGGCACTAGCACTGGAACTGGTGCAGCGGTCGAACGCGCCCGCATCGACTCCTCCGGCCGCCTGCTGGTGGGGACGAGTGCAGGAAGGACGATTGGCACCGGCAACTTTCAAATACAAGCCGAAGGCACAGGAGCTGAATCTGGAATTTCATTAACCA